GCGACAATGCGGTCATCGCCGCCAACGCCTGCGCGGAAGCTGTTCCAAAACGGATCGTAGAGGTCGGCATCCAGAACGTCCGAGATACCAACCGTATTGCGATCTTTCGCTATCCACATGCGGTTGTTGTGGTAGCTCGCCCAGCCGATACTTGGCATGCGGGTGTAGGTGACGCCTTCGGGCGGAATGCCCGCGGTGGCGCGGACGAAGTTGCCGCTGTCGCCAGACCAGTAGATCGGGGGTTTGACGCGGCGAACCTTGATGCCAGCGGCAGCGTGGGTTGCGGTGCCGCTTGGAACGGTGATTGTGAAAGAGTCTGTGGCGATGCCTGTGATGTCGTATTCGTGGCCGTCGAAGGCGGGCGTTGTGCTGCCTTCGATGCGGACGCGGGCGCCTTCGGGGTAGCCGTGGGCGGTGACGTTAATGGTGGCCGTGGTCGTGCTGACCGTTATGCCGGATGCGGTCGTGAGCTTTTGCTCCCATCCGGTGACGGCGCGGTCGGCTTCGCGTAGGATGTAGAGGCGGTCGAATGCCTGCACCACCGATACGGTGTCAGTGCCTTCGATCTTTTCGGCTGGGCTGGTCGGATACGTTTTGACCACCGGAGATTGCCCCTGCCGGTAGAGCGTGGCGCTGTCGCTTCCGGCCAGCACAATGTATTCGTTGGCGTTGTCGTAATTCTGGCTGGCGAAGACGCCTGCGGCATACAGTCCGCCGTCATAGCTGTCGCGGACTTCGGGGCCGTTGTTGGCAACGATGGTGCCGGTGGCCGGTGTCGCGGGACTGCCGATAACGGTGTAGGTGAAAGTGTTGGCGTCCGTCACGGTGACAATGAAGTCGCCGTTGTAGTCTGTCTCGGCGGCGCCACGGATGTTCACTTGGTCGCCGGTCGTGAAGCCGTGGGCGGTCGCGGTGACGGTCGCGGTCGTTGAGGCGCGGGTGATCGAGGTGACGGTCTTGTCGGTGCCGAGGGTAAAGTCGAGAGTCAGCGGGGCGCCGGTCGTGCCGATGGTGTCGGTGAGGCGCTTGCTGCCCTTGCGGGTTTGTGCGACTCCGCGATCCAAGCGCATATTGACGCTGTCTTGCAGCATGCCTGCCGGAAGGGTCAGCGGGTTCAAACGAGAAGCGAAGCCGATGAAGCCGTTGTCGCCGTCGCGCTGCACTGGGCTTTCTAATGCCATTAGGCGGCGTCCTTCCGGCTGGTCAGCACATAGCTGACGGTCTTGGCGTTGTTGCGCTTCATCTCGGACTCAACGAGGGAGATGAAGGCGGGCCACTGGGCGGGCGGCAGGGTCTGGCATCCTTCGCTGTTGGTGCGGGTGATTCCGCCGCGATGGATGTTGATGCCGAAGAAGCCGGTCTCTTCCTTGCCGCCGTCGCGCTGGACGGTGACTGCATCGCCTTGCACCAGAGCCTTGTAAGGGTTGCCGCTCCGAATGCCGTGCTTGCCCAGTTTGTAGCGGTAGACACCTGACTTGAGGGATGCGTAGCCCTTGCCGATCTTTGGGTTGATGCCGTAGCGGGCGGGATCGACGTTGGCGTTGAAGGCAACGTGCGCGTTGGGCGAGACAAGGATGATGGCGTCGTCATAGATTCCGCGATCCTGCTTGCCCTTGGCGCCCATGCTGTCCCGGTAATACCCACGAATGCCGACAAGACATACCGGATCGCTGACGTTGGCAGCCTTGAGCTGCTTCAGCGTCTCGTTGCGCTTTTGTTGTGGTCGGCTCTTGGGGATCACTTGGTCGGTTCTTTGACAGTCTTGGGGTCGAAGGTCACGGTCGCCTGTTGCTTAATGAAGTCGTATCCCAGCGTTACGCATCCACCCGCAGCGACAGCCCAGCTCACGGCGAGGATCGCAACTGCAACTAGTTTTGTGACGCGGGCGGGCATGGAGTCAGAGCCGTGCGTTGTTGTCTTTCGCCATCACCAAACCCCAACCGGCGAGCAGGCTCGCGGAGATGAGGCCGAGGTCGGGCACGCTGCCGTTGGCGAGGAACTCGCGGCCAGCGGTGCTGAGACTTGCGATGATAGTGAGTGCTCCGAGTAGGTTCGTTTTCCAGTTTCTCATTTCTTTAGTTCTTTCTGTTTCTTTCTGATGTCGTGCAGGACGCTAATGAGCGTGGCCAGTCCGACCAAAATTCCTATGATAAGTCCGCCTATACGGAGGGTTGCTTCCAAGTGGGGCAGCATGCTGAACACTGAGGAGCCGATGGACGTAGCCGTGCCGATGACGCCCTTTTCAGTCGTGCTGAAGTTGTGATGAAAATAGGACAGGCTCATGCGCGGCTCCTCAGATGCGTTACTTGCGGTAAGCGATGACCGTGCCGCTGTGCAGCTTGATGGCGCTGAAGAAGCCGTCGATGGTCGTGCCAGCCTTGATCGTGTGCGCGGAGCCTGACGAGGCATTGGCAGCTCCCGTGAGGTTGCCGGTGAGGACTTCAAACTTAGTGTCGGTCATCACGTCGATTGAGACGAAGTCGGCGCTGACTTGGGTTGTGTCGGCGATGCTGACGGCGCCGGACGTGCGGTTCGTGATGCGTGAATTAGGGAATCCCATAGTGTTGGTTGGTTAGTATTGGTTGACGCGGGCGGTCCATGTGGATGGTTGACCCTGTTGGAAGTAGTATTTGTCGCGCTGGGAGATCAGCTCGGACTCGGCGAGTTGTTCCATGGCGAGCGCCTTGTCGAGCTGGCCGTCTTCGGTTTGCAGATCCGAGGTCAGCAGGTAGCCGACTGCTTTGGCGATGACGGCGGGCACGGTCGCGGTGAGGTTGCTCGCTGAGTATTCGGTCGGGCGGATGCGGTAGTTGACCCAGACGGTGGTTGGTAGGTCGGTGCTTTGCGGGAAGCGCACGTTGTCGCCGAGGAGGGTGAAGCCGATCTGGCGGGGTGCAACGTGGGTTGCAGGGTTGTCTCTTAGGACGGCGAAGACTTCGCCCATGGCGGTCTCGCCGGTTTGCTCGTAGGGGATGAAGTAGCCGTTGGTCTCGTTGCCTTCGACGGTGCGCTCTTCGACGCGCATGAGTTCTGGCCAATCACTCCACTCCCAGCAGTCGCTGATGCGTTCGTTGGCGGCGGCGGTGAGCATCGTCAGCGCACCGGAGGGCACATTACTGATTGTGCTGGCATCATTGCCGACACGCTGCCATGCGCGGAGCAAAATAGACTGAAGAGTTACAGTTCTCACGGAGACACTAAGGCACTAAGGGGTTAAGAGTTTGCATGGCCGACTGCACGGCGGCTTCAAAGGTGACGCTGGGATTCGGCCACGATGCTTGCGGCGCCGGATTGGCGGCGAACATCGTGAGGATCTGCTGCAAGTATTGCTCGACGGCGTCTAGCTCGGCGCATGTTTTGCCTGCGGCGGTGAGGGACTGGCGCAGATACAAAAGTGTGGGCTGGCGGTCGCCTGCGAGGCCGACACTGCGGAGATGCTCTTCGGCGGTGATCGGTTCGGCTTCCGGTGCCGGTGCAGGCGGAAGTGTGGCGAGGTCAATGTCGGCCAAGCGGACGGCGGATGTTCCGGCGGGCGGTTGCCACTTGGCGGTGTCGCCGTCCCAGAGGACGACGTTAACGAGGTGCCCGGCGGGTTGAGCGAGGATGGCGTATTGCTCGGTCATTAGAAGTAAGTGGTGATGACGACGATGCCTTGCGCTCCGTCGCCGCCCTTGCCCTCGCCGCCAGCGTCGTTGTCGCTGGCACTGCCGCCGCCGCCGCCGCCGCCGTAGAGGCCGCCGTTGCCGCCGTTGTTGGCTTGTCCCGATGAGCCAGTTGATCCGCCGCCGCCGCCGCTGCCGAGGTAGCCGCCGATCCATGTTGCTCCGGCATTGCCTGCGGCGTTGGCAACAAACGTGCCGCCTGCGGTAGAGTTGACGTTGCCAACCGCGCCGCCGTTAGCGCCATTGTAATAAGTCGTGGCCTGCTTGCCGCCGCCGCCTCCTCCGCCACCGGCTGTTCCTACGGTCGCAGCGGGCGCGGTGGCGTTGGCCGCAAAACCGCCCGCGCCACTTGGGCCGCGACCTACGCTCGTTGCGTAATAGAGGCCTAAACCCGATGATGCGCCAGCGCCGACACCGCCTGAGCTAGCGCTGCCTGCCGCGCCTGATTGTGCGCCAGTTGATGTAATGGAACCAAAGCTGCTTGCGCCGCCAGCGGTGCCGGAGGTTCCGCTGGAGCTGTTTGGGCGATTGCCAGTGCCACCAGCGCCGCCAGCCCCGACTGTGACTGTTACAGTGTTGTCCAGTGCTGCCGCGTCAATCCAACCAACACTGACTGAACCGCCTGCGCCGGCGCCACCGCCACCGCCGTTGTTGGCTGTCGTGTCACGGCGACCTGATGCGCCGCCGCCGCCGCCGGCAACGATGAAGTAGTGGACGAGCTTGGCTCCGGCGGGTTTTGTCCAAGTGTCGTTGGCGGTGTAGACTTTGGTGTCGGTGAGCTGGCCGGTTAGCGCGATGGTGCCGTTGGTGTTGGGCCAAGTGAGCACGCGGTTCTGGCCTGCGGTGATGTTGCCGAGGTTGAATTGTCCGGTGCGGGTAGTCGAAGCCTCGTCATACAGGAGGAAGACGGAGTCGGAGAAAACGTCACCCAGCGTGCCGCCGTAGGTGTAGTCAGCATCGCGGCTGACGCCGAGGGTGGCTGAACGATAGTAGATGCCCGCAGGCTTGTTGAACGGCCATATTCCCGAGCTGCTGCGCACCAGCCATGCGCTGTTGAGCGGGGCCGTTCCGTCGAGCGGGAGGTCTGCGTAGGCGGCTACCTCGCCATCGATATACGACGCACCGCCGCCTCCACCCGATCCTTTTTGATCGAACGTGCCGCTGAAGGGGTTAAACGTCCAAGGCATTTGAGATTAGAAATTGGAGATTTAAGAGCGGGTGACGGCAGCGAGGTCCGCGTCGTTGGTGGTCGGCGGGTTTGTCGTGTAGGAGAACGTCAGCGTGGCGACTGTTTGGCCTCCGCTGCCGCCTTCTTTATACGTTACGGTCTGGATGTTGTTGGTGCCGGAGTAATACGAAATGCTGAGATAGTCGTGCTGCGGAATATTTAATCCGGCGACATTCCTGACGTTAATGTTGGGGTGCATACGGTTAGGCGGCGGGTTGGGCGGACATGCCGAGTTGCTGTTCCTGCGCCATCTTTTGCAGCGCGGGCTGGGCGCCGGTGCGGCCGATGACTGCGTTTTGCTGCTGTTGGAGCTGGAATTGGAAGGCTTGTGCTCTCGCGTCGATCATTGAGCGGAAGATTTCGTCTTGCTGATACCGCTGCTGGACGGCGGGGTTGGACTGGATGATTTGCTGCAAGGTTTGCAGTCTTACTTGCGGGTTTTGTCCGCCTTCTTTCAATGGCGGTTCGGTGCCTGCGGCGATTTTTGCAAAGGCGCCTTGCTCGTCTTCTTGCTCGGCGGCGGTGGCTTGGCCGATGTCCTGGACGAGGATTCCGGCGAGGTTGGGATCGACCGCCTGGAACATATATTTTACGAGGCCGGCGCGGTCGATGACGCCGAAGCTGTCCAAGGGAACCAAGACTTTGGCGAGGTAGTCTAGCTTGGCGCCGAGGGCTTCGGAGTCGAGCAACCGGGCGTCGAATTCGCAGGTCACGTCGAAGCGGCCCCGGATGTCTTGGGGCGATGCGTTGAATTGGAGCTGCTCGTTGCCGGTGATGCGGGCGACCTCTTCTGGGGTCATGTATTGCTGGCTGAGGGCCATGACCTGGGCCATCACGAGCTTCATGTCGATGAGCCAGCTATCGACCAGCTCCTGCATGTGGAGCATCGCCATGTTGGGGTTGACGGCTTCGGTCATGCGGCCGAAGTAGCGGTCGATGTCGGCGCGGGTGGCGGCTTCGACTTCGATGCTGCCTTGGTCGAACGGCGGCGGGGCCATCCACGACACTTCTCCGGGGCGGCGCTCGGGGATTTGCATGGCGGGGCCGAGGACGAGGTCGAACTTTCCGCGGGCGGCGGGCGTCTTGAGCGGCGGGAGGATGCTGATGCTGGCGCGGTCTACGCGGAAGTCGCGCTGGACCTTGATCTCTTCCTGGGCCGTTTTTACGATTTCGGGGATGCCGCGGGATTCAAGGAGCGGGCGGGTGTTGCGTTCGCGCGGGAGTTCGACAAAGGGATACTGCGCGTGGTCGTAGGGCATCAGCTCATGGAGAGCGGGCTTGTCGGTGATGTTGTACGAAAGCACCGTTCTGGTGACTTTGGTGGCACCGGTGCGGTCGTCGTGCTCCTTTTTGTAGACGTGCCAGACTTCGATGAGGTCGCGGAGCTGCTCAAAGAGGAAGTTGTCCGAGCGGTGGATGTTCAGGTGGATGCGCTTCAGCTCGCCCTTGTGCTTGACGGCGCGCTCGACCCACTCGCTGTCCCAGCCCTCCAAGGTGGCGCGCTCGCGGAGTTCAAACTCGCTGAGGAGTTCCCGGCGGGCGACAAAGGGGGCGCGCTGGATGCTGTCGGTCTGGATGGGGAAGATGATGTCCTCCCACGGTTCCAAAGAACGGACGACCGGCTTGCTGGAGAAAATGTAGGGCTGCTCCCATTCGACTTCGCCCTTTTCGCGGAACTGGCGGACCTTGGCGGTGGTGCCTAGCTCGGGGATGATTTCGCCCATGAGCTGGGCGGCGAGTTCTTCTTGCTCTGGGTCGAGAATGACCTCAAGCAGCGCCTGGAGGTTGGGGTCTTGGGATTCCTGCAGCATCATCATGGCGTCTTCCATGGTGAAGCTCTTGATTTCCACGCGGGTCTGCTGCTCCCAGTCGATGGCCATGATGGCGAGTCCGTAGGTCTCGCGCATCTCGGCGGCGAGGCGGACTTCGCGCCGAAGGTCATCCAGGCAGTGACTGAAGAGGAGCCACTTGAGGACGCTCTCAGCGGCATTGCGCTTGTCGATGTCCATGGACTCGACCGGCTGGACTTGGACGCGGGCTTTGAAGAAGGCGTTGACGAGGGAGATGACGCGCTCGCGGATGATCTGCTCGCTGAGGAAGATTTTAACGTCGCTGCTATTTTCCCACGGGAAGATCTTTTGACCGTAGGCGCTCTGGTGCTTGCGGCCGTCATCCGTCTGCCCGGGCCAGATGCAGTAGCGGGTGTTGAAGTTTTTGACCTTGCGCTGCTGATACTGACTGCCGTCAGCGTCGGCCTGGTCGATGTCGCCGATGATCTTGGTGAGGTCTTCTCGTTTAAGAGTCATGGGACGAGGATGGAGGGATTGCGTGGAGTGTAGTTGACCGCGCACTGCGGGTTTTTCTTGAGGAACCAAGAGCGGAACGATTTGTCGCCCCAGCAGTCGCGGCCAAG